CAACTATCCAGAACTGGATCACCACGTTTCTGTTCCCGAAATATCGTGATGATTACAAGTGGATTACTGATGGGCCAGACGATCAAAAGGCTTTTGACAACGTATCGTTTTATCAGGACGGAGAGCAATTTGTCACATCTGCAACACTGACAATGAGTGTTACTCCACGGTTCGCATTTAACTTTTTGACCTTTATCGTACCTGGTCAAACTATATAACGGAGGAATAATATGTCATTCAGAACAGCAGGTGAGCCGCAGGGTCCCGTTGGCGCCGGTATAGATTGTTTTGTGATGCAGGACAATACGATATTGGCCTACTCTACAGACCTTAATGCCTCAGAAGATTACATGCTTGACGGTGTGCAGTCTCTTGGGTACTATGGTTTTAGAGAATTGCTTTCACTCGGATATGACTGCAACTTGACAATGAATACGTTCCTTTTGCGAGGAACAAACATTGCCGGAAGCGTGTCGATACCAGGGTGGCAGCCGGACGGAAACAATAACATAAATTCGGCTGGACTGTAAACATTTACGGGATTGGATGTTCATACCCTTACGGTACTGTTCACTATTCTCGGTGTGAAGTACGGTGGCGGTGACCTTACGGTAGCGCAAGGGTCGTTGATGACAAGAGCTACAAAATGGCGAGCGAGAATGTTATTGCCCGGATTACAAACAAGTTAATAAAAGTGTTTATAAAAATTTGAACAACAAAGAAGGTACACTATGAATTTGTTGAATTTAGAAAACGAAAAGATAAAAACCGTAACCGTGAATGGATTTCAGTTTTCAATCCGGTACATGTCTCCCCTTGACCGCATAAGGGTAACGCAGCAGCGGATGAAATACCAGGACGGGAACTCTGTCGAAGCACTTACTCAGGATGAGTTTATTTTTCTTGAAAATGTTGCAATGTGCGATATCTGTACTGAAAAGTTTCCGGATAATTTTAAGGAATACGAATCATGTATCAAGTGGGATGACATATCGATGATTAACGGGCTTGCCCATGAGATACGGACACACACCTCTGACATCGAACAGAAGTTAAAAAAAAATAGACCTGCTGAAAGAGGCGCAGAGTCCTGAATATTTCGTTGATGGATACATGCTTAAACATTTTGGGATATGGCCCTACGGACTTGATAAAGAAAACCTTTTTTATGAACAAAAGGTTTTTCTTTTATACCTTATGGGCTACATCCCATCGAATGAAGACTGGAAATTGCAGGTTGAGTATAAAATTGAATTGAAAAAAATCGATGATCTTGATATAAAAGATATCGATATTCCGCAGGGAGATATTGACCTTGCGAAGTTACAAGACAGGGATGTATCGAAGTTCAAGAAAGAAAGGCTAATTCAGGAAAAGGAAAAGCGGAAAAAGGAACTTGACGAGCGTTATGGAATTGAGCGAAAAAAAGAAGAACAAAAACGTCCCGAAGGACTTCCGGAATACAAGCATGAAGAAGACGGCAAGCTGCATCCAAAAGAATTATGGGAAGTCTTAGAGGGTAAAGGACTGCTGAAACCACATGCCTGATTTTAACATAAAATTCAAGTACGAAGGCGCGGGGAAAGCCGCTGCGAATGCGCGGACGAAGGCTGTTTCTGCATCGAAAAGCGCGGCAAAAGGCGCGTCACAGAACCAAACGCAGCGTCCTGTTGAACAAAACAGAGAACTTGTATCTTCGCTGAAAACACTTACATCTTCGATTAAAAGCCTTGAAAGAACTATAAAGAGTAGCGGTGGAGTAAGGCCTGGTGGCGGTGGAGGTGGTGGTCAACCGAGTTTCGGCGGTACTGGGGGAAGTTTCGGGAAAATAGGCGCATCACTGGGGATAGCTGGTGCTGGTATAGGGTTGATAGGATTTGCCATACAAAAAATAAATCAGATCGGAACAGCTTATATCGATTTAGTTTCGCGTCAATCTGGAACTGTTGGAGTATCTGGAGACATGCGTACAAACAGATACAAAAACGAGCAGGGAGGTTGGTCGACTTATAATAATTTGGGAATATCTACAGGAAGACGCGGAATATATTTACAGACCGAGCAAGGCGCGATGACAAAAGCGCACAGAATGGCTGCTGGTCGATTTTCGGGAGGCGTTTCAGACCGTGCTGTTCAAGTTGGTTCTATTTTTGGGATGGGTGCTGAAGAAATTGGCAGAATATCCGGAACATATTCGAGGGCAGGAGGTAATCTTGACAGAGCAATGTCAGTTGCCCGCGGGTCGGGAATTGAAACAGAGTTGCCAATGTTCATGCAAGGGATGGCAGGAGTTCTTGAAGAAGCTATTACAAGTGGTGTGAATGCGTCAAATCTTGCTGATGATTTAGGCGATCAGGTAGCGATGATAACACAGCGTACTGGCACAAACAGTGTCGGAATGGCTATGAATATATTAAGAAGTTTCAAGGGTGTTCAGCAACAAGTTGGACGAGGGCAAATCGGTGGTTACGCGCAATATGCAACATACCGTGCGGCAGGGCAGACTATAGATAGAAGACTATCTAACCCGCAACAAGCGGAAGCATATTTGACCGATTTACGTGAAAGAGGAATACTTGATATAAATGAAATCACGGCAGCAAGGGCAAGAGCAGCCTCGGCGGGTAGGTCTTTACAGTTAGAAGACCTTGAGGCTCAAGGTCCTACAATCCGACCGATATTACAAAGAATGGAAGCCGAAAGAGGCGGGGCTGATTTGAACGCGGCTACGGTAAACGTTATTCGCGGTGATTTGGGTCGTGGGGCGGTAGGTACAAGAAGAGCGATAGCTATAAACGCCGTCCCTGGAGATACTATTCGGGAGCAAGCCGCTGCATTGCAAGGCATGGTTCAGCCCGTACAAGCAGGAACCGAACAGCGAGGAACGCAGCAAATAGAACAGCGATTTGATTTGATGGAGAAATCATCTGCAACAATGGGTGTAGAAAGACGCGGTGTCAGAGAATCATTAACGATGAAGTATGGTCCGAAATTTGCTGACACCTCAGTGACAATAGAGAAATCACTAATAAAGTTAGCGGAACAGTTTTCTCCGTCAGCAGAAGCTATTCAAAAAGTCGGGGAAGCTGCAAAAGCTACAGCGGAGACATTGGTAGGAATAAAGAAATGGTTCGACGAAAACTTTACCCCAAACGCCCCACAAGAAAATAGAAGCTGGCTCACAGCAAGTCCCGCAGAACTCGGAAGACGAATACGAAATCTTATAGCAGAATAATATGGATTATATCTATCATGACAACAACAGCGTTCCCTACATTAAATAAAAAGATAGTATTTAATGCCGGAATTGAGGCCACTATTGATTACAATGAGCCGACATCTAATAGGGTTCCTCGTATCCAATTACTTTTTTCCCCTTTCGGACTCCCTTTTGTTCCGATTGAAGTATTAGGGACTGACATTTTTCAGATAATACAATCCCTTGATTATACGAAAGACAGAACGAGCCCCGGCGGCGTATTAGCTTTTTCAATAGCCGCATCTACTGATATGTTAAACGGAATTGTGGAAAAACTCAACAAGTATTCCGGCAATCTTTATTCCAGAATATGGGGAGAGCTTGGCGTAGACATAGAAGACTTATTTAAGCCAATGACTCTTTGTCAGTATTGGAAAGACGGCTATCACGTTATGACCGGATACGTTGAAGCATGTATCCCGAATACAAGTGTATCAAATGAAGATAAAACAAAGACATATTCAATTGTTGTTAAAGAGCTTGGGAATTTATACAATCAAAACATTTTAGCCTTCAGAACAATGACGCTTGACGCGATACAGGCTAACGTAGCGGATAGCGTATGGAAACCACTTGAGCTTATTGCTGCTCTTGACGGTGTTGATTTATATGTAGCCGTAAACAAGTTATGTAAAGCGTTTAGCATTACCACGTTAGCGCAAAATATGAGACTAAGTGATGGATTCCCGTTGTTCTTGCGCATGGTCGCTGATGCAAATCCGATAGGAGCAATTGCAAATTTATCTTTTGCCAGAAACGTAAGGGCTTCTCAGAACATGTTTGAAACTGCCGCTAATCAATCATTTTGGGAATATTTAAAAAATTTCATTCCGAATCCTTTTATGGAATTTTTTACAGAGTCGGGTGGGCGTACCATGGTGACTGAACCAATAGGAGTCCCGTCTATTTTATTCCCTGGATTTAATTATGTTGTAATGAGAAGTTTGCCATATTCAAACCCATTGATCGGAACGGTCAATCCAAAGTATTATGCTACTATTGCACCTTTTGATTTAACCGCGATACAAATGTTAATCGGTGGTGATTTCATCATAATAACCGATGACGACATTATAGATAAATCTCTTGGTTTTGATTCAATAAATCAATATACCATGTTCACTACGACATATACCGGCGGTGGTGTAATAGCTGCACCCGATCTTACCTCGAAACCTATTCATTCTATCGGGCCACTAAATCCGTTCGCAAGTGGCGGCATCCCTACTTTCGGGATGCGGGAAATGGAACAAAATATAAACTGCACTGATCTTATCGCTGCAACATCACCATCAATGAGTTGTGCGGGAAGGATTATAAAGAACAAAATTTCTCTGAGCTTGTACGAATATTCAAAACCGGCTTTTTCAAATTTGCTTGCAACTTGGTTCCGTAACCAGTCCCGATTCAGGGAGGGAACGGTACGGATAAAGCCGAAGCCGTGGGCCAGACCGGGGATGTATTGTCTATATCTTCCATCGAAGTCGGGGAAAAAAGTTGATAATTTACGCGACATTGGAATATATTATATCGATTCAATGAATCATGGTTATTCTTTAACTAATCAAGACGTAGACGATACAATGACATTGAATTTGATACGGGGTGTTCCTCTCCCGACTACAGTAGCGCAAACAGCATTATTGCTATTTGATTTTGAAATCTTGCCTCCCGAAAGCGGATTATTAGACGGGGAATACGAAACGCTTAAAATATTAAGAGCCGCAAGGAGCGGAATATAATGAAACCGCAGCGTAAAATAATAAAAGATCAGGGGAACGATACCCATACGCGAACCGTTACAAAAAACGCTTTTCAGGCACAGTCCACGGCTACTTTTGAAACTGTTATTGGGGAAGTTCTCGTACCGCAACCGGAACCACTTTTTAAGCAAAATTATGTTACCGTAAAACTTGCGAGGGGAGGACAAATTAAACATGTCGCGTACCCTGGTGCTTTTGTCGATCCTGTATCGGGAAATCTTCACGGGCTGTACGAGGGGCCTTATCCGGGCCAAATGGTAGCGGTAGGATTTGCAAATGGCAATTCAGCGTCTCCGTATGTAATAAACAGATATCCGTATCAAGGTGCGGGGAATTCTTCTACTGAACTTAAATATGTTACACCATTAACAAGAAAAGGATTCCATAGCCTTGACGTTATGATCGGACACTTTTCAGGGTCCTACATGAGCTTCAATACCGGGATTCTTCCCTCCACTGAGTTGCTGGGGAGTGTGAAAATCAATGCGATGACTGATTTTAATTGTATCAGTAACACCAATATCCTGCTTGACGCGATTATTTCTTCAGAAGTAAAAGGTGCAATCGCAAAACTCACAGGGACCACTTCGGCAACGGTGAGTGCGGCGAGTTCGGTTGTTTCATCTACTGCTGGCGGGGAAATAGATGTCGCTGCACTTATTACTATAAAAAATACAGCGCAATCCATGAAGACTTTGATTGATACTTTAATTGATACTGTTTCAGGGCTTTCTACAATAAATTGTACTCCAGGTGCTCCCGTTACATTATCACCGGCAACGATTGCACTACTCACAGCAGAAAAAGCGAAGTGGGCCTTATTATTATCTGCTTGACAGAAAAAGACATACGTGGTTATCATAACGTAATAAGCCATTTATAGAAGGCACTTTGCGAAGAGGATTATTCTTGTGAATTTGCCTTCTATCATAAATCAGTTGTATGGAAGTTTTGTACTTACCGGACTGTACAGTTTCGAGTTTGTTGACTCGAAACGTAATACCATCACAGAAATTTTCTTCATGATGCCTCCGAAGTCAAAGACCGTTTCAGAACCTACGCGGTCAACTACCGTTCCTACGCTTGGAGGGAACTATAACAACGATGCCGGAAACGCCACAAAAACAATCACCCTTTCGGGAGACCTTTATTTCCCGTATGTCGGAAGTCCCGATAATCCTGTTGCAAAAGACAACACCGGACTTGCAAATACCATAGACGGGCTGAACGAGTTCTTTAAGCTCCGATGGATGCTTGTCAGGTATCGTGATTATACGATGACAAAAAAAGCGAGGATGACAGTCCCTACATCGGTTATGAACTTCAGTCCTCAAGTAACTGCACTGTATGAATATGTGTCGAAAAAAGTAAGCGGAAAAGTCGGCGCGTTGTACGATCAGGTACAGGTTATTTTCCATGACTACGATATGGACGATCATTTTTATTGCAGGGTAGACAACTTTTCAAGCAGCCAGGCCGACACGAAACACATTGCAGTCTCTTACAATATATCAATTGAGTGCTATGAGCCGGATGATGTACAAAAAAATGTCCAGGTAACGCAGACAAAACCTTCAACAAATGAAAGCGTGGATATCATAAATCAGTTATTGCAAGACCTTAATTTCGCTGACAAGTTCGATTCTATTCAGGCAGAAATCGGGTATAACGCTACTTTCGTTTCTTATGCTGTAGAAATTCAGGATTTAATTGACTTAATAAACACCGAGAACGAAAATATTCAGGCCGGAAAATCCACGGCGATGACATATCTACCGCTTTATTCTACGCAATTGCAGGATGCGGTAAGTATGGCAAAAGATTCATTTATCGATACGTTCCTGTCGGAAACGCAGCAGACACAATATGCAGCGGGAACGTTTACGATAGATGAGGTCCTTGATTTTGACGTTCTATCATTTTATAACTCTCTTCAGAAAGTTGCGATATACAATAAGCAGATAATAGGAACGCTGAACACTATTGTCGTTAATCCGGAGATACGGTACTACTCAAACGCTGATGAGTACACACTCACTACAGAACAATTTGATTCGACCGACGAGAACAAGGTCGAAAATTCAGTAAATTTCAAATACTACACCGTTATGGACGGTGACACACCGCGAATTATCGCCTTGCGCGAAATGGATGATCCTGAACAGTTTACAAGTATTTTAAAAATAAACGATATTTCAGAAAGTGATTTCATCGACGGTTCTCTTGTCGGAACAAAAATAAAAATTCCGGTACTATTGTCTTCAATTTCCCGTGGTGACGATAATCTTGTATACAGTAACGATCCTGCGAACCCTGAAGAGTTTCTATACGGAAGCGATCTTGCGCTTGGCGCGAATGGAGAATTGTTAATTTCTGCGCGGGGTGATTTGTTAGGTCGCTCCGGAGTGCAGAACGTATATGATAATATAACAAACAGGATTGAAAATCCGAAAGGAAGCCTGAACGTATTCAGTCCGAGTTGGGGATCAATTTCAATCGATGACAGTAACGCTCCGCTTTTTGTGAAAATAGATAGATACCTTGAAGATAAGGTCGGTCAGATACAAGCTGATCCGCGAGTTGAATCAGTCAAAATAAACCTTGATAAACTTGTATGGAAAGGTGAAACAATATCAGTTCCGTATACTGTATTTTTTGTCGGTACGGAGCAATACAGAGAGGTCGTTGTCAATGGCTGATATACTGAAAATATATACTGCGGAACAATTATATACGATTCAAAGACTTACCCTGCTTGCAAAGGCTGTAGGGTTGACCGATTTTAACGATGGGTCGAAAATAAAAGCATTGTTGGAAGCTGTTGCCGATGTCTCATCAACGATATCTTTTGACTTTAAAGAGGCTATTTTCAATGCAATTCCGATTGCGCTATATCAAGGTTTTGGCTTCACAAAAACCGCAGCGGTTTCTTCAAACGGATTTCTAAGACCGTACCGGCTTCCGGCTATGTGGGTTAAATACACCGGGGCGGGAACTTCTGCACTGATAACATCGACATCACTTATTATGTCAAGTGCTGTTGTCGGCGCGCCAGGGGATGCGTTTTCCTTCGACTACGCGACATATCCGACTGCTGACGATCTTGTTACGGCAATTGATGCGCTTGCGAATTGGGAGGCTACACTTGTTACCAATATGAGTTCAAGCAGCTTGTATCAATATACGTCAAAAGAGGTTGTGGGTGCGCTGAATTATCTATATGCTGAAGGACTTGATATTACTGCATCGTCCGCTGAAGAAGTGCCAGTCCCTACGGGGTTTTCGGTATCTGTTGATAATATGATATTTTCAACGACCGCCGACGGTACGGTGGCAGCAGGTGAAACAGGCGTACAGATTGCAGCGGAATGTCAGACTGTCGGTGCTGCTGGAAACATTTCAGCAAATGCGATTGATACAATTGATGGGAAGGGATACATCGCTTCACAGCTTGAGGGAATTGAGCACGTTGTAAATGACAGCGCATTTTCAGGAGGTGCTGCTGAGGAAACTGACGCGGCAAGGGCTACGCGATTTTCGGAGACAGTAAATTCATTGAATGCAGGTACAAAGTCAGGAATTGAGGCTGCACTACGGGCAATTACCGGAGTGCGGTCGGTAGGTATGCGGACATCGTATCCGTTCAAGGGCGTGAATACAATTCTTGTTGATGACGGTAGCGGTACAATCAGTGCTGACCTGCTTGATGAAATTGAGTTAGTCCTGTACGGCGATCCCGACGATCTCTTTAACTACCCTGGTAAAAACGCTGAAGGTATTGCATACAATATCTCAGCCCCAACAATCGTTCCCGTGGATATCGGTATAACAGTCTATCGCTTGCCAGCGGTAAGCGTAGACCTTACAGAAATAAAAACCGATGTACAAACAGCAGTTGAGCAGTATGTGAATACCCGTGCGTTAGGTCAGGATGTTCTTCTGAGCGAAATAATACGTGTCGGGAAAAACTCAAATGCGGCGGCGTATGACCTTGTGGTAACAAGTCCTTTGGCGAATGTTTCAATAGACGAAGACGAATTCGCAAAAACCGGAGCAGGGACCGGCGGTACAGTAACGGTTACGGCAACGGTAGCGACGAGCGTATAAATGATAACAGATAGAATAAATAATGAGCTGAATGCTTTATTTAATACCGAAGATG